CGCTCAAATTACTCAACTTTCTACTCAAATTACTGAATTTAACACTAATCAGAGTAAAATTATAGATGGTGGTAAGGTAAATTCTCGTCTTATTCGTTCTATTGATAATAGAGATAAGCAAATTGCCAAACTTAACGATAAAATTTCAGAATTACAAACTCAAAATGCTCAGGAAACTGAAAAAATCAATGAAATTAAGATTTCTAACTTAGATTTAGAGAAAGAAGTAGGTGGATTCCGTTTTGTAGCCGAAGCATTTGGTATAGAATTGAAAAATGTTGTAAAATTTTTCATATTTTTGATTGTAATTGTGTTTGACCCGTTAGCAGTTGCTCTAATTATCGCTTTTAATGGATTAATTGAAGATAAAAAGAAAAAACAAAGACAGATTTTAACCGAAATGATGGAAAATGACCAAAAATTAGGGTTATACGAAGTATATGGTGATACTAAAAAAGATTTAGTAGAAAATAATCCACAAAATACCGAAGATAGTGGAAAAAAATCAACATTAGAGGAAGAAATTCCAATTATAGTGGAAAATAACCAACAAGAAGAACAAATGCCTGATTTAAAATGGGAAGAATATATGCATCCCGAATTTCCATGGGCTAAAAAAGCATTATGGATAAATAATCCAAAAGCGGTTAATTATTGGATTTCAACCAAAGGAGGTTCTCGTAGAGAAGCCGATAAATACGCTAAAGAGGAAAGAGATAGAGAGGAAAACATAAAAACATATTAATTTATTTGGTTTTCTCATATTTTTTGTTTATATTTGATAAAACTAATAAACTTTAAATATGAACTTAGGATACGCTTGTATTAATATGTCGATGGGTAAGAAAGTTTCTACCAATCGTACAATGATTAAAAAAACTTTTCAATCAAAAGGTTTAGATTACGTTTCTGAACTGGCATTAGCTAATGCAAGTGATATTATTAAGATTTTAGAATGGAATAGGATAAATGGTATCAAATTCTTCCGATTATCTTCCGCAATCATACCTTGGGGCGACCATATCGACTTAACCCAACTTAAAGATTACAAACAAATCAAATCAGAACTCAAAAAAGCAGGTGATTTTGCAAATTTTTGGGATATGCGTATAAATTCACATCCAGGTCCATTTTGTGTATTAACTTCACCAAATGAAACAGTTGTAACTAACGCAATTGCTGATTTAGAACTACATGGTAAGATATTTGATATGATGGGGTTATCTAAAACTCCATACAATAACATTAATATCCATTGTAATGGTGTTTACGGAGATAAACAATCTGCTATGGATAGGTTCATCCAAAACTTTAAAAGACTCTCTAAATCGGTTCAAAATAGACTTACAATAGAGAATGATGATAAGGCATCTATGTATTCAGTTAGAGATTTGATGTATATACATGAAAATACAGGCATTCCTATCGTATTTGATTACCATCATCACCAATTTTGTACAGGCGATTTATCAGAAGAGCAGGCATTAAAGTTAGCAGCAACGACTTGGCCAGAAGATATTAGACAAGAAGTTCATTATTCAGAATCAAAGGCATTGCATGAAAACAACCCAAAAGAAAAACCGCAAGCACATTCCTATCTTATTAATGCCCTCCCCAATACATACGAGTTGGATTTGGACATTATGGTTGAAGCAAAAGGAAAGGAATTAGCAATATTACCTTATTTAAAAAATACTATAAATGAAAAAGTACGCACTATTCATAGGGAGATGGCAGAATTGGCATAAAGGACACGAATGGTTAATCCGCCAACAAATGGATAACGGAAAAAATGTATGGGTTGCAATTAGAGATGTTCAAAAAGATGAGAACAATCCTAAATCAGCACAAGAAGTTTTAACTATGTTACAAAACGAATCATTTTTCCAAAATAATTGGGATAAAATTATGATTTCAATTATTCCTGATATCGAATCGGTAAACTATGGTAGAGGCGTTGGTTACGATGTAATATACCACGAACCACCAACTGAAATTGCTGAAATAAGCGGAACTAAAATTAGAAAAGGAGAAATAGATGCCACAGGTAAAGAGACACATAGCTAAGAGTATAAGTTATAGATTTATTGGAACTATAACCACTATAATATTAACAATAGCAGCTGGCTTACCAATTAAGTGGGCAGGAATGGTTGGATTGGGTGAATTAATAGTAAAACCAATTATATACTTTTTACATGAAAGATTTTGGTATAAATGGATAAAATATGGACTTAAACAAAAATAATATGGAAAACCAAGGAAAAAGACCAGAACAAATCAAATTTTCAAAAGATACATCTTTTTATGCAATTGTTGGATTAATATTAACAATTGGATATATTATACTAACAAAATAAGTAATATGAAATTAATTACAGACAAAAAACAAAATGGAATGACTAATTCCGATTTTACTAAATACTTAAAAACCCCAGTACCAAAATCGGAATTAAATCAATTAGAAGTCGATATATTAAGAGATACACTATTTGCCGCATTAAAAGGAATGGGGGGTGTAGGATTATCGGCTAATCAAATTGGAGTAAATAAAAGAGCATGTGTCATTAAATTTAATGATGTTGAACTATTTCTTTTAAACCCTGTTATCACAGAACGTTCTAATGAAGGTTTCATCTTTTATGAAGGATGTTTATCTATGCCAGATACAATTAAAAAGCCCGTTAGAACATTACGTTCTACATATGTAGTTGTACAAACTGATAACTTAGGTGAATTACGATTCGAAATTACGCCAGAAGAAGATAGAAAATTAGAAGGACAAGTGTCAGAAGGTACAATGAAAACCGTCGTTGTACAACACGAAATCGACCATTTAGATGGTATTACCATTAAAGATAGAGTATATTCAACAACGATTACTAAAAAGCAATCTTATGGTAGAAATGATAAGATTATTATGAAAGCACCAAATGGTGATTTTGTTGAAGTGAAATACAAAAAAGCAAACAATTATTTTTTAAAAGGATATGAAGTAGTATAATATGGAATATGTAATTTTAATATTAGTTTTTATCATACTTTCGTTAGTATATGCCGTTTATAATTTATTATCTAAAGTAGAAAGATATGAAGATTTTATAGACCAGCAAGAGTTAAATAACCAAACATTACTGGAGACTTTGCGTAGAATAGATTCTAAGCAAATGTTTGAGAAGGATGATGAAGTAGGTTCTTTATTTGTACAATTAAAGGATACCATCACCCAATTCAAACAATTCTAAAAAATGCCTAGAAAAAGAGTACCCAGAATATATTTCACAAAAGATACAGAAGATGCTATCATTGAGTATAATAAAACCGATGACCAAAATATAAAAAATAGATTATATAGGGATAGGATACAACACTCATTTGATAAACTTGCAGAAATAGTTTACAATAAATGGAAATTTAGTTACTTCGATGATGACCCGCAAGATGTGATGGCGGAAGTTGTTGCATTTATGGTTGAAAAGATTCATATGTATCAAGAAGGTAAGGGTAAGGCATTCTCTTATTTTACTATTGTTGCAAGAAACTATCTTATCTTAAATAATAATTCAAACTATAAAAGATATAAAGATACCGATGTAATGTCATCTTTGCCTGATAATTGGGATACCGAAAACAATTGGGCGGAAGAAGTTCGTAACGAAGAACATAGAACATTCAACGATAGAATGTTACAATATTGGGATGTACACTTAGAAAACTTCTTTCAAAAGAAAAGAGATATTCAGATTGCAGATGCCGTATTAGAACTATTTAGAAGAGCAAACTATATAGAAAGTTTCAACAAAAAATCATTATACCTACTTATTAGAGAAATGACAGGGTATCCTACTCATTACATTACTAAGGTTGTCAACAAAATGAAAGAAAAACAAATGGCACTCTATAATGAATTTGATAGGGAAGGTGATATAAAAATTTAATATTATGGTTTCATTAGGTATTTCAGCATTTTACCACGATTCAGCCGTTTGTTTATTTGAAAACGGAAAGGTAATAGCAGCTATTGAAGAAGAAAAGTTATCTGGCATAAAACATGATAACTCATTTCCAAAACAAGCGATTAAATGGGTTTTACAATATTCAAATAAAACGATATCCGATATAGATACTATTTGTTGGTATGAAGACCCCAGCTTAAAATATGATAGAGTAAAAAACACTGTAGGTAAACATTGGTGGACAAATCGTAAGATTTGGAAACAATTCAAAAAAGAATTTGAAGAAACCGAAGGTAATTTAAGTGTGTATCTAGCTAAAAAACTAAACTTTACAGGCAAATTAGAATATGTAAAACATCATCATTCACATTTAGCCTTTTCATATTACACATCTCCATTCGATGATTGCGTAGGTATTTCAGTTGATGGTGTTGGTGAATGGGAAACTGCATTAGCAGTAAGATGTAAGAATAATACATTTGAAGAAATATCATCCCTAAAATTTCCAAACTCATTGGGGTTAGTTTATTCAACTATAACCGCATACTTAGGATTCAAACCAAATAATGGAGAATATAAGGTAATGGGGTTAGCACCATATGGTGACCCGATGAAATACAAACACGTATTTGATAAGATTTCAAAATTTGATGTTCGTGGTAGTATAGAGATTGAACAAAAGTATTTTACTTGGCAATACTCAAATACCGATATGTACACATATAAATTGGTAAATCTTATCGGAATCGAACCACGCGAACCTGAATCCAAAATAGAACAACATCATATGGATTTAGCTGCCGCATTACAAAAATGGTATGAGAGTTGTTTTTATTACTTTACAAACAATTGTATGCAACAATCCAACACATCCAATTTAGTATTAGGTGGAGGTTCTGCATATAATGGTACTGCTAATGGAAAAATACAAAAGCATGCACCCGTTGGTAATTTATGGATTCCATTTGCACCATCGGATGCAGGTTCTGCGATTGGTGCTTGTTTATATCATTGGCATAATACATTGGGTAATCCAAAAGTAAATGGTGGCGATAACCAATCTCCATACTTAGGACCAGAGTGGAGTAATCAACAATTAACAAATATTTTACTGAAAGAAGAAGTTACGCATAACGCAGTTTTTTACGATGATACAAAGATGTTGTGTCAAAAGGTTGCAAAACTTATAAATGATGGAGCAGTAGTTGGTTGGTTTCAAGGTAGAACTGAATTTGGTGCAAGAGCATTGGGTAATCGTTCTATATTGGCTAATCCACATTTGCCAGATGTTAGAGATAGGATAAATAGAGTTGTAAAAAAGAGAGAATTGTTTAGACCTTTTGCACCATCCGTTGTGGTAGAGGAATATGCAAAATATTTTACATCGGAAGGAGAAGTTCCATATATGAATCAAGTAGTTAAAGTAACTAACTATAAATCTATTCCATCAGTAACTCACGTTGATGGTTCAGCTAGAATACACACTGTTACTAAAAAACAAAACAAACTATATCACACATTATTAAAAGAATTTAAGAAAGTTAGTGGTACACCAATATTATTAAATACATCCTTTAATTTAAGAGGACACACAATGACTAATGACCCACAAAAAGCTATTTGGACATTCCTAAATTCCGATATGGATTATTTGGTATTGGGTAATTATTTGATAAGTAAATAATTATTAGTAGATAAAAACGAATTATGGCAGCAGAATTTCAATTGTTTGATGGGAAAAACCTATCATCATTGTTTAAGGATATATACGAAAACCAACAAAACAAAAAGAAAAACATTTCCGATTTGATTGAATCACTTCGTAAATTAATTAAAAACGTTGGTGAAGCAACTGTTATTGCTCCAATTATAAAAGACCTTATTGAGGTATCGGTTAAAAACGATGACCATTTAATTAAATTGGCAACAATTGCACAAAGATTAGCAGCAGCTGAAGCTAAAGGCATTGGTGAAGATGGTTGGTTAAGTGAAAACGAAAAAGCTCAACTACTACAAGATATGGAAGAAACCATCAATGAAGTAGAAAAGAAAAATGAGGAAAAGTTGGATGATATCAAATTAGAATTAGATGAATTAAAATCTAAAATATAAAAATGGCAAACGAACCAATATCAAACAACGAAGGTGGTACATCATCCGTTATACATTCATATCTAGCGGTAGTAACCAAAGTATATCTTAAATCTGATAAAGAATTAGACAAAGAAAAAGATTATATAAAAATATATAATGATAATAAAAACTTTGATTCTAATGATATTCGTTTTTTAGGTGCTATCGAATTTGCAAGAGAATCTGCTATTGTTAATGAAGGATACGCATTTCCATTTGATAAAAATAATATGACTTATCCAATATTGGGTGAGACTGTTTTGATAATTGAAATTGGTAGAGATTATTATTGGCTTCCTTACTCCAATACTCACTACCCAAACTACAGAGAGGATTATAAAACATCTCAAGTTGGTAAAGAAAAGGAGATATCAAAGAATACAACCGAATCTAAAAATAAAAATTACCAAGAAACAAAAGCAACCGGAACGCCAAATCAAAAACCAACACAAACCAAATCAGATTCTAAAAAATATAAGATAAACGAAAAAATTAAATTTTTAAATCCGAAAGAAGGCGATACCATTATAAGTGGTAGAGTTGGTAACACAATTCGTTTTAGTGAGTTTCATCTAACTGAAGATGGTAAAACATCATCTCCATCTATATTCATTCGTAATAAACAAAACCCAGAGTTTGATGATAAAAAGATTGGTGAGTTAGTAGAAGAAGATATTAACAAAGATGGCACATCAATATACATTGTATCTAATAAAGTAAAAGTTCCATTTAAAGAAGAAATAAAAAAAGAAAAGAAAGGATTTAAAGAATATCCATCTTCATCCGATTTTAAAGGAGACCAATTATTTATAAATTCAGATAGAATAGTTTTATCGGCAAAAGCAAAAGAATTTATTATGTTTGGTAAAGGAAATACTGGCATAATAACCGATGGTAACTTTTCAATTGATGCTGAAAAAGAAATATACTTTCACAATAAGAAAAACATAACCATCCATACCGAAGGTTCTAATCAAATATTTTTAAATTCAGATAATGGTAAAGTATATTTGGGTAAGAACACAGGCGAAGGAGATGCAGGTGCATCCGTACAAAAAATGGTATTAGGTGGTGAGTTAGTTAAAATAATGGGTGAGTTAATAGATGCTATAACAAAGCAACAATATTTAACACCTGCCGGCCCATCATCGGTTGGACCAACAAACGTAGCACAATTTACTTCAATCAAATCGAAGTTAAAAACGCTACTATCTGCTAAAAACTTTTTAAGTAAATCATAATGTCTTGGAAAACATTCAAATCGACATTATTACCACAAATGCAAAACAACTCTTATCAGAGTATTAGTGATTTTGCAAAAGCATTTACGTTTGCATATGATATAGCAATTAAATCAGGCAAAGACCCAATAAATGGTGTACCACTATTGAAAGGAAACCCCGTTTTAATGCAAGAAGCAATCATTCAATTTTTAGAGCAAACACAAAAAGCAAAAGTACTTACATTTTTAGAGGTTGTCGGCCCGGCTGTTATCATATATTGGGTTGGAGGAAAAATGTCACCATTACCCCCACCAAAGATACCGGCTCCAGGTTCTATAAAAAATATAGCAACTACTATGGGAGTTGTATTAAAACCGGGAAGTTGGACTGCTACCAAAGTTCCACCAAACAATAATCCCGAACAATTTTTAGATGCATTCATACGTTCAGCAAAACTACATTTGATGACTGTATCGGGAATATATTCAGTATTAGCACAATACCCACCTCCAGCACCACCTGCGCCAGGCGTTGTACAATGGAGTGGATATAAAGTGCCGGATTAAATTAAATTTTCTATTTCAATATTTATTAAAAAAGTATCTATTATGTCAAAATCAGATGTATTATTGGGTCTCATTAAAGAGGTTGTTAAAAATGAGGTAAAGCAGCAAGTTAAAGAAGAAATTGTTAGACTTGTTAAAAGCGGTGCTATTACATTAAATAGTTCTAAGCCAAAGCCAACAACACCTTCTTTAAAAGAAGCAATCGCAGTTGACCCATTTGAAAAAGCAAATCAAGCTTTACAAAATAGTAGAAAGGTTACACCAACACAAAAACCACAAAAAGAATTTACAAAGAATCCAATGTTAAATGAAGTGTTAAATATGACACAACCATTTACATCCGCTCATAGAGCAGAAGGAATGAGTAACGGAATGGTAGGCGGTAGTATCTTAGATGCTATTCAACCGGAAAGAAGTATGGAAGAAGATTGGGAAACATTGAGTTACTCAAACGCAAATATGCCATCACACCAACTTCCATCTACGGATAATGCCGGTGTGGATGTTTTAGCAAAAGCGTTAACGAGAGATTATTCGGAATTAGTTAAAAGATTTTAATAATGGCAATAGAGCTTGGTAAATATAATGTAACGGATATAAAAGAAAACGATTATAAAGTTCTCGGAGTTTCTATAAACGAAACATCGAATTCAAATGGTGCGTTTGCTGTAAACTTTACATCTATTAATCAAGCAAAAAGTAATTTACAAAACTTAATCCTAACCAAAAAAGGTGAAAGATTAATGCAACCCGAATTTGGATGTGATATTTGGAAAATAATATTCGAACCAATTATAGAGGGAGATATCGAATCTAAAATTGAAAATTCTATATTAGATGCAGTAAATACGTGGTTACCATATTTAAACATAGATACTATTTTGTTTGATTATGATGATAATGATATAGATACCAATAAAATACAATTGGAAATACAATTTTCATTAAAATCAAATAGTAACGTAGGAGCATCAGTAATAATAGACATAAAATAATTAGAGAATGGCGATAAAACCAAAAGATAAGAATTTCGGTAGTAATAGAAACATAAATTATGTTGGTAAAGATTTTGCTACATTAAAAGAAAACCTTATCGAATATACCAAAACGTATTTCCCAAATACCTATTCGGATTTCAACGAAGCATCTCCGGGTATGGTATTCATCGAACAAGCGGCAGCTATCGGTGATGTATTGGCTTTCTATCAGGATACACAATTAAAGGAATCAATGTTAGCACATGCTTCTGAAAGAAAGAACGTTGTTGCATTGGCTCAAACAATGGGATATAAACCAAAAATATCAACACC